CCTACCACTAAAGGCGGCACAGGATTAACGGCAGTCGGAACTGCTGGTCAAGTATTAAAATCAAACGGATCAACATTATCATGGGGCAATGTGGCTGGAACAATTGCATGGCAATCTGTTCAAACTGGAAACTTTACTGCAACATCTAATTATGGTTATCCAGTCAATACAACTTCAGGTGCAATAACAGTAACACTTCCAGCAAGCCCTACTGCTGGTGATATGATTTCTATCATTGATTACGCTGGAACAAGTGCTACTAATAATATTACACTAGCAACTAATGGCAATAAAATTAATGGAACAACTACAAATAGAGTTATACAAACTAATCGTGAAGGTTTAACTATTGTATATGCTGATGCTACACAAGGATGGGTAGCAGTAAGTGATGTTTATTCAACAACACCTTTTGTTAATGCGCCCTATACTGCAACTTATCTTGTAGTTGCTGGCGGTGGTGGTGGCGGTGCAACTCCTAATGGTAGTAGCAATCGTTTTGCTGGCGGTGGTGGAGCTGGTGGATACTTAACATCAACTGCATCATTAACTTCAGGCACAGTTTATACAATTACTGTAGGTGGTGGTGGTATAAAAGGAGTAAGTGGCTCTAATTCAGTTTTATCAGGTTCAGGTATTACAACTGTTACATCTATAGGTGGCGGTGCTGGTGGTAGCGATGGTTCAACTGGTCTTTCAGGTGGTTCAGGTGGCGGCGGTGCAGATTCTCGTAATGGTGGTGCTGGAACTGCTGGTCAAGGTAATGCAGGTGCGGCAGGAACAAGTAGCGGAAGCCCATATAGCACAGGTGGCGGTGGCGGTGCAGGTGCGGCGGCAGTTCAACCAGGTGCATCGGGTGGTGGTGTAGGTGGTATTGGTCTTCAATCTTCAATTACAGGAACTTCAACATATTATGCTGGCGGTGGCGGTGGTGGTGATAGAGCTGGTAATCGTGGTGCTGGTGGTCTTGGTGGTGGCGGACAAGGTGGTTCATCAGGCGGTGCGGTAGCTGGAACTGCTAATACTGGTGGTGGTGGTGGCGGTGATGGTAGTTCTACTAACGGCAGTCAATCAGGTGGTTCAGGTGTGGTAATATTATCTGTTCCTACTGCAAACTATTCAGGCACAACTACAGGTAGCCCAACTATAACAACAAGCGGCGCTAACACCATTATTCAATTTAACGCATCAGGCACATATACAGGATAATTAATGTCGCAAGCATATAATTTAGGAAAGTTTGCTAATACCTTAAATACATCAGGTCAAATTGATACGACTACTGGTATTACAGGAACATTTCCTACAACCAATTTACCTACAATACCTATTAACAAAGGTGGCACTAACTTAACAACTGTTGGTGCTAATGGCACAATCCTATCAACTGATGGATCAGCTTATACTTACGGATCAGCTTCAGGTGCAATTACTTGGGATACAGTTAAAACTTCATCATTTACTGCCGTTGCTGGATATGGTTATTTAGTTAATACAACTTCATCAACCATAACAGTAACATTACCATCAAGCCCTAGTATTGGACAGTCAGTAGTGGTTGTAGATTATGCGGGAACTTCAGCAACAAATAATATAACTATTGCACCTAATGGAAGCCCTATTAATAAAGTTACTGCTAATATTGTTATAAGCACAAATAGAACAGGATTAACATTTGTATATATAGATGCTACGCAAGGTTGGCTTGCACAATCTAATGTATATTCGGGAAGCCCACCTTTTGCACAACCTATTGTTGCAACATATCTTGTTGTAGCTGGTGGCGGTGGTGGCGGTGGAAATACTGGCGGCGGGGGCGGAGCTGGTGGCTATTTAACATCTACTGCAACTTTAACTGCTAGTCAAGTTTATACTATAACTGTAGGCGGTGGTGGTAATGGAACTACAGGACTTGGAAATAATGGTTCTAATTCTGTTTTATCAGGATCAGGAATATCAACTGTAACATCAATTGGCGGCGGCGCTGGTGGAACATATATTTCAACTTCAGGAACATCAGGCGGATCAGGTGGTGGTGGTGGTGGCGGATCAGGATTAGGTGGTTCAGGAACTGCTGGTCAAGGTAATAATGGCGCAAATGGTGTTGGCGCACCAAATTACCCTTCAGGCGGCGGCGGCGGTGCTGGAGCGGCTGGAACTTCAGGATCAACAGGTAGTGGCGGCATTGGTGGTAATGGTGGTATAGGATTACAATCATCAATAACAGGATCATCAATTTATTATGCTGGTGGCGGTGGTGGAAAAGGTGATGCAGTTGCTGGAACAGGAACTGTTTCTACTGGCGGCGGCGCAAATGGTGTTTTTGGAAATACAAATAATACAACACCAGCTACTGCAAATACTGGTGGTGGTGGTGGCGGTGGTGGCGGTGGTGGATGCACAGGATCAAATGGTGGATCAGGCGTTGTAATATTATCACTTCCTACTGCACAATATACAGGAACAACTACTGGATCACCTACAGTTACAACTTCAGGTTCTAATACAATTTTAAAATTTACTGCTTCAGGAACATATACCGCATAAGGTATAATAAGAATAAAGGGGAAATATATGTCGCATTTTGCAAAAGTTTGTGATGGTAAAGTAGTTCAAGTTATCGTTGCAGAAAAAGAATTTTTTGATACATTTGTTGATTCAAGTCCTGGTGCTTGGATACAAACATCTTATAACACTCAAGGAAATCAACATCCTGAAGGCAGACCATTAAGAGGTAATTATGCTGGTATTGGTTATACATATGATGCTACTAATGATGTATTTTATGCACCACAACCATTTTCTTCATGGCTTTTAAATGAAACAACATGGACTTGGGAAGCACCTATACCAATGCCAACTGATGATAAACATTATACTTGGGATGAAGCTACTACATCTTGGTTAGAAGTTAATGCTAATTAAATTAACTAATGCAGTAGAAGAATTTGAAGATAAAATATTATTAATAAATACTGACCATATTATTACTTTTTATGAATCAAACATTGATGATAAAATAGTAACCAATATATTTTCTACTACCCAACATAATTGGCAAGTGAAAGAATCAATAGATACTATTTATAGTATAATTAATAAATAAGATAAGACCATCGCATTGCGTCAGAGAGATGCTTGCGTTATTAACCTTGTAAGGAAAACAAATGGCTATCTTTAATAAAAACACCCTTCAACAAGTGTCGGGCTTTGATAATGAAATCATTGCTGGCGAACTTGTTTATAACCAACAAACCTTTTGGAATTTAGCATTTAATACAGACGGCACACCTGTTAATCTTACAGGTGCTACTATTAACGCTTCTATTATTAGAAGGCAATTGTCTAATATTAGAGATAGTCGTTATGGGCTTACTTTTGACATTGCTGATTACTCACCGCCACCTTCCGCAGTTACTCTTACGATTACTAATAGAGTTGATGCCGCAGGCACATTTACTTTAGTAATTGATGAAGGAGCATGGGGGGTTATAGCTTCCGATCCTCAACTTGATATTAACGCTGAAAACTGCGTAGGCTTTTCAGGTCGCATTAAAATTTCATTTCCAGCAGTAGGTTCAACACCTGCACAGGATTTAATTGTATTCTTGCTATTCCTAGTAAGATCAGACGGAGTAATAAACTAAAATGACTGATTATTCTATTGAAATAACCCCATCCTCAACTATAGAACTTACTATTGATCGTGGTGTTGTAGGCGCGTCAGGTCAATCAGGCTATTCGGGCTATTCAGGCTATTCGGGTTTTAGTGGCGCTGGCATAAGTGGCTCAAGCGGTATTTCAGGTTATAGTGGTTTTAGCGGTATATCAGGCCATTCAGGCTATAGCGGTTATTCAGGTGATAGCGGTATTTCAGGCTTCAGTGGCAATAGCGGCATTAGTGGTTGGAGCGGTGCAAGCGGAATATCAGGTTGGTCAGGATTTAGTGGCATTAATGGTTTAAGTGGCTACAGTGGCATTAATGGCTTCAGTGGTATATCAGGTTGGTCAGGTGAATCAGGCTATAGTGGCTATTCAGGTTTTAGCGGCATAAGCGGATTTAGTGGCGACAGTGGTATTAGTGGATTTAGCGGCGACAGTGGCATAAGCGGATTCAGTGGTCATTCAGGTATAAGCGGCTTTAGCGGTTATTCAGGCATTAGTGGCTGGAGTGGCGAATCAGGTGCTTCAGGCTTTAGCGGTATCAATGGGATATCAGGTTATTCAGGTCAAAATGGCGCTTCAGGCCATTCAGGCTATAGCGGTTATTCAGGTGAGGTTGGCTTTTCAGGCATATCAGGATTTAGCGGATATAGCGGCATATCAGGTTATAGCGGTCAAGTAGGCACTTCAGGTTTTAGTGGCTTTAGTGGTTTTTCAGGTGAGGTTGGTGCTTCAGGCGATTCAGGATTTAGTGGATGGTCAGGTGAAGTAGGTGCAAGCGGCATAAGCGGCTTTAGTGGCTATAGTGGATATAGTGGTTATAGCGGTGAAGTAGGTGCTAGTGGAATTAGTGGTTATAGTGGATATTCAGGTGCTACAGGCGCACAAGGTCAATCATCAAGTTTCTTTGAATATAATGCTAACACAGGATCAACTTCAGGTTATCCAGGCAATGGTTATTTATTATGGAATAACGCAACTCAAGTTAGTGCTACTCAAATTAATGTTAGTCATCTTACTGACAATAATACTGATATTAATATTTTCTTATCTAGTTTGCAACCAAGTGAAACATTTGTTATTCAAGATAGAACTGTAAGTGGAAATAATCAATATTGGTCAATTACAGGTGCTACAACAAATATTGATGGCGGAACTTCTACTAGCTATTGGACTATTCCTGTAAGTTTAATTTCATCAGAGGGAACAGGCACTACAAATTTTGGAAACAATCATAATTTATTTTTAGCAATTGTTAATGGTGTATCAGGATATTCAGGTTATAGCGGATTTAGTGGTTATAGTGGGTTTAGTGGCGCTCAAGGAACTAGCGGATATTCAGGTTATAGTGGTGAAGTAGGAAGTCCAGGCATTAGCGGTTATTCAGGATACAGTGGCTATTCAGGTTTGGTTGGTGATTCGGGATATAGTGGTTATAGCGGCATATCAGGATTTAGTGGTTATAGCGGTGCTACAGGTCAATCAGGAACTTCAGGATATAGCGGTGAAATAGGCTCACCTGGTCTTTCAGGTTATAGCGGTTTTAGTGGTTATAGTGGATTACAAGGTGATTCAGGTTATTCAGGTATTAATGGCGCAAGTGGAATATCAGGTTTTAGTGGAGCTAATGGTGTATCAGGTTTTAGTGGATATAGCGGTGAGGTTGGCGCAAGCGGATTTAGTGGCTATTCAGGTATGAGTGGAGCTGACGGCGCAAGTGGTTTTAGTGGATATTCAGGCACAAACGGAATAAATGGTGATTCAGGTTTTAGCGGGTATTCGGGTGCTGAAGGCGCTAGTGGGTTAAGTGGCTTTAGCGGTTTTAGTGGCGCTCAAGGTTTGTCAGGTTACAGTGGTATCAATGGCTTTTCAGGTATAAGTGGATTTAGCGGAGCTAATGGCGCTTCAGGATTTAGTGGTTATAGTGGATATTCAGGATCGGGCATTAGCGGTTTTTCAGGATATAGCGGTAGCGGTATATCAGGATTTTCAGGCTTTTCAGGATTTAGCGGAACTGCGCCTAGTATTACAAGTAAAATGATATATGATACATTTACTGCAACCGCATCTCAAACTACATTTACCACATCAACTACTTATACTTCAGGCAAAATAGAAGTGTTTGTAAATGGTGTAAAATATAGAAACGGAACTGATGTAACTGTAACTTCAGGCACTTCAGTTGTTATGGCTACAGGATTAACATTAAATGATTTAGTTGATTTAGTATATCCAATTTAAAGGATTAGTATGGACAAGATAACACAAGATGCTTTGGCATACTTTAAGAAGCATGATCCAAATCATTATAGATTTTTACTTACAAATAATTATGAGCGAGCGGTTTTTCTTAAAGGCGATCCCGTCTATCCTAGAGAAGCCACTCGTTATCTTTGGGCTAATTGCAATCTATTAGGTAAGAATATTCTTGAAATAGGTTGCTCTACAGGTTACGGCTCTCAATTCCTTCCTAATGATGCAAACTATATAGGTTTAGATTACGATCCTCTTATTATAGAGGTCGCACGCGAACAGGAATGGGGCTTAAACGCATCTTTTACAAACGCTGATATTAACACCTATCCTTTAGCACAATACGACACCATAATCGCTTTTGAATTGATTGAGCATCTTGATAACGGATTAGAGATAGCTCAAATGCTAAAAAATCATTGCAAACGACTTCTTCTTACCACTCCGCATAATGAGCCTGTAGGATTTTGGGGCGAACATCATAAGCTTCATGGTTTAAACGAATCACACTTCCCTGACTTTCAATACAACTATATCAATGAGCATGGTTATATTTCAGAAACCTTACCTGAAATTAATAATGCCAATAAATTTAACCTTATGATTATGCGGTGGGATCGTGGATAAGGTTCTTTGCTCTGTAGCAACTCGTGGTCGTTATCAAACTACTTTACCTTTAACGCTTAACGCTATAATTAATCAGACAAAAAAGGTTGATAAATTAGTTATCTTTGATGACAATGATGAGCCACAAGATATGCGAAAAGAGTTGGTGTATAGCTACTTTTTCCAAATGCTGGATATTAAAGGCATTCAATGGGAATGGTTATATGCTCACAAGAAAGGTCAGCATTATATTCATCAAATGGCTAACACTATGGGCTTTGATTGGGTGTGGCGGGTTGATGATGATGCAATACCCGAACCTAATGTCTTACAAACTTTATTTAATTACACAAGCAAAAAAGTAGGTGCAGTAGGTGGCGCAATATTAACTCCGCCATTACAATTTGAAAGCTTTAAACCTACAGGCAAAATAGAAAATATAAATACAGAGCCTAACATTCAATGGTCATTTATTCACAAGGTCAAAGAAGTTGAGCATCTTCATTGTTCTTTTCTTTATAGGGCTGGGGTGCATGATTACAACACAGGGCTTTCAAGGGTAGCGCATAGAGAAGAAACTTTATTTACTTATGGCTTATACCTAAAAGGGTATAAA